TTAAATTATACAAATCAAGATTTTTATTCAATGAAATCTAGGTTAGTTAATTTTATAAAAGAAAAATTTGGAAATGAATTCAATGACTTTGTTGAATCAAGCTTAGCAATAATGCTAATTGAAAATTTTGCATTTTTAGCAGACACTCTTTCATTTAAAATCGACCAAATTGCAAATGAAGTTTTTATTGATACTGTAACCGAACTTGATAATGCTTTTAGGTTGGCTAAATTAGTCGGATTAAAACCACAGCCTCCAGTTGGTTCAAAAGCATTGTTTTCTGCAAAAATAACATCTATACAAGATAATGATGTTGTAATTCAAACTCCTTTTAATATAGATGTGGTTTCAAATCAAGTTCCGATTACTTTTGAATTATATCCAGCTGATCCTTTAAATAGGCCAATTTTTAATGAACCAATAGTAATTAGGGCTGGACAATTAATTAATTCAAATATTGTTGGATTGGCTGGAATAACAAGAACTAGTTCTTACATATCAAGCGGAGAGATAAATCAAATATTAATTTTAGATGCAATTTCAATCATATCTGATTCCATTAGGGTTGTAGTAGATGGCCAAGAGTGGGAACAAGTTGATTTCTTTACTTCTGGAGCAGCAAACAAAGAATTTTTAGTTGAATACAATCCTGATTATAGTGCTAATGTTATTTTTGGAAATGGCAAAGGCGGTTTAGTTCCTTCAACTGGAACAAACATAGATGTAATTTACAGAATTGGCGGAACTCCAAATGGAGATATAATTACAAACTTTGCTAATTCACAAACATTAATTAATATTGAAGGAAGTGTTAATGTTATTCCAGTAAATTTTACAAATTACACAAAAGGTGAATTTGGTTATTCTGGTGATACGATAGAAGATATTAGAGAAAAAATTCCATTATATTTAAGAACACAAAATCGTGCTGTTTCTGGAGAAGATTATAAAACTTTTGCAAATCAATTTGCAACTCCTTACAATGGCATAACAGGTAAAGCTACTTCGGCATTAAGGAATTATGGTTGTGCAGCTAACATTGTAGATTTGTTTGTTTTAGTAAGAAGTGGAACAAATGGCTTGGCGAAAGCAAATAGTCAATTTAAAGAAGAGCTAAGCAATGCTTTGGATGAAATCAAAATGCTTACAGATAGTGTATGCATAAAAGATGGCGAAGTAGTTGATGTAAATATTTTAATTGATGTCACTTTAGATAAATTTTATAAAAAATTTGAAGATGACATTAGAGCATCTATGGAAAATAAAATCGAACTTTATTTCGATTTAACTAATTGGGAATATGGACAAGCTTTGCAAGAATCTGATATTATTCAAGCATTATCAGATATAAGGCAAATAAAATCAATTGATATTGTTTTCAGCACAATTGAAGTTCCATCCAGCAAGATTATTACAACAAAATATTATGAAATTATTAGGCCAGAAAGTGTTACAATAAACTTTTTGTATAATTAAATATGGCAGAAAAATATTACACAGATAATCCGAAAGTAAGTGATACGGTTATATTTGATTTATATACACCAAATGCAAATTGTGTATTTAAATCTGATCCTTATGAGGTTACTTCTATAACAGTATACTTTGTTGAAAGAAATTTTGTTTTTGACACGCCAAGCTTCAGAAGTGTCAACATAAACAATGCGGATTTAGAAAAAAAATATTTAGAATTAAAGCAAGCTCATTATGAAAATCCTGATGATGAAGATATTAAGGCTCAGTTAAAAGTTGCAGAAAGAAATTTACTTCAAACCTCTTTGGAAAAAATTGAATTTGACAATTTGATTCCAGTAGCAAAATACGGATCAAGCGAAGAGCCGATTTGGACACCAACAAAACATGGATATACTATAAAAAAAATAGTTAATCCAGAAAGTAATATTGTTAATGGTCATTTTCAATTTAAATTTGAACAAAGTGGTTTAAGAGATGGAGATTATTTTTTAACTTATAGCTGGCGACCAAATGTTTCGTCTCAAAAACTTTCATCGACTATTTATTTTTCTTTGCAACCAAATGTTTCTAATTTTATAGCACCAAAAAATTTAGAAACAGACAAAAATAAATATCCTAATTTATTAAACAGATATCTTCCTGATCTTTATAAAAATTACTTGAGCGATACAGATTTAAGTCCTGATGTTTTGGAAAAATTTAATTTAGCTTGCGGAGATGCTTTTTCTTATACAGAAAATTTAGCAAATAATTTATCGACATTAATTGATCCAAATTTAATATCTGAATTTTTCCTTTCTAATCTTGGCAATTTATATAGATTAGCATTTAAATCAAATGATCCTGTAAGATGGCGCAGACAAATTGCAAAAGCAGTTCCTAATTTTAAAATGAAAGGAACTTTAAAAGGATTGGAATCTGCTCTAGGTGATGCTGGCATAGTATTAAAAAAATACACTCAACTTTATCAAATTTATTCAGAATATACTTGGATTGATGTTTTCTATCCAAATAGTGATCAATTAATTTTTCCATTATCAAAAATAAGCCTCCCAATTAATGATAAAAATTTTGCTGTTTATTATCGTGATAAAAGCGGAACAGAATTTATTAATATTCCTTTGACAAACATAAACATTGAAACTGTTAATAATCAAAGTTTTGTTACATGGACTGGATTTGGTTTAAAAGAAGGCGAAACAATAAAAATATTATATCAAATTAAAAAAATAGAAAATAATTTACAACAAATAATTGAAGATTATGTAAGAACTTTGCCTCTTGCAGATTTGAGAAATGATTTAAATGTAATCTATCCAATTAAAAATTGGAACGCCAAAGTTATAGAAGAAACAGATCCTTTGATAAATGAAGTAATACCTTTTAAAAATCCTTTTCACGATCCAATAGTTTTTGGTGATATCAGAACTGAATTTCCATATTCAGAAAATATTTACAACATGGATGAATACAATGGTTCTTTGCGTGAAAGTAACAATCCATGCGATATAGATAAAAAATTCTTAGATCCATGCAGTGGGTACTTATCAACTTTATACAACTTAAATGTTGAAATTGAAAACTTAAACAGCGAAAGAATACAAGAAGTATTTAATATTCTTAAAGAATTTACGCCATTTCACAGTATTTTACACAGTCTAAATTATTCAGGTTATTTTGAAACAATAATTCTACCGCCTGAAGAAAAATTAGAAGTTCTAATTACTTACAAAGTGGCAGATAATATAATTGCTGGAAATGCTCAAATATTTTTTAATAGAGATATGTTTTTAGGTTTATTGCAAAGAGTCGTAAGTAGAAATTCATTAGCAATAATGGATAATATTGGAGAAGAAAATGTACAAGGATATAACAAAGAAATAAATTTATTTGCTCCTTTGATTGATTTCTCTGATATTGGTGTAAATGCAAGAGTTAATACTTTGCTTGAAATTTTGAGTCCAAGTCCAAACGCTGGAAAATATACAGTTTTAGAACCTAAGAAAAATTTAATTAAAATTTACGAAGAAGCTTTGATATCACAGCCATTAAATCAATCAGAACTTGCATTTAGATTAAGTAATATTAATTACACGGGAACTAATTTTACAATAAAACAAGAAAGCATTTATACTTTTTTTGATGATAGTTTAATTAATGAAATTAAAGAAAATAATGTTACTACAGTTGTTGATGTGCAAGAAGGAAGAGCTACTGAAAATTGGAAAATAAAATATTATATTTCTTATCCAAATACATTTAACATTTATAATATTTACGATATAAATCCTGATGGTTCAATTATATTAGAAAATGATTTTACGCTACCTTCTTTATCAGAAGGAGTAATAATATATGATATTAATTATGAATTATTAAATGAAAATAACAATAAAGTTTACTTTTCTTCTACTGGGAATTTAAAAGCAGAAAATAAAGGCTTAGTAATTGGAAATGATGGTAACTTTGGCAAAGCATCTGAAAGAGTCAAAATAGGAAATTATTTTTATTATCTAAATGATGATTCTCAATATGTAATTTTAGGATATGGATGTAATGATAACGAATTTTATATAAGCAATTGGGAAAATGGAGATGTGATAGGTACAACTGGTAAAATTTTAGACAGAATAGTTCCAGAAACAACAGGGAATTTAGCTTACAATAAAATTATTATTGAAAAACCATCATTATTGCCAGTTTTTGAAAATCCAAATGTTTCAGGTTCTTTAGACAACGATACATTTAAGCAAAATTTCATTTTAATTATCAATGATGTGTTTTATAAAATAGTTGATTACTTTACAGAATCTTCCGTAGATTATCTAGAAATTGAGGGTTTGCATCTTGATTTAGGAACTAAATTAAGTGGCGGAACATCTTTGCATGTTAAATGCAAACAATTTAAGAAAAAAGAAAATATCATTTATACAATAGTTTTAAATTTTGATGAATTTATAAACCAAAATGGAATTCCTCAAGTTTACTTAAAACCAACTGGGGAATATGTTATTTCTTGTGATTTGAACAGATCAGGAGCAAATCAAGTGTCGGCAATAAATCAAGACAACAATGAAGTTTATTTATGTGATAGTTCTCCTTTAAATTATGATTATTTGAATAGCTCAGTAATGGCTTTAAATAATGCTCCAAAGAAAGACGGAATCAGTGATATAATTAATCAGGAAGAAAATGTATCATTTGTTATTGAAACAAAAGATGGAAAAAGTATGAAAGGTAAGGTTTAAAATGTATAATTCCGCAATTAAAACAATTGGCGATGTAAACATGCTAATTGAATTTAAAAATGGAAATATTATTAAGAAAAATTTCAAAAATACAGTATTAAAAACAGGAAGAGAAGCATTGGTCAAATCTCTTACCAGAAATTTAGAAGGATGCACCAACGAAGCTGGAGAAATTACATCTAGCTTTGAATATTACATTAAATCTATGATTTTTGGAGATGGTGGAGAATCTGGTGGTGTTCCATTATATGTTGATGCCAATAGAAATGGCCTTTATGGTATTACAAGAGCTACAAAACCAGTAGTTTCACAAATAAATCCAACTAATCCAACACAGGGAATTTTCACATCTGTTTTAACTTATAATGATGCTAATGGATATGCAATTAATGAAATGGCACTTGTAATGGGAACGGGAAATTTATATAGCATGCTCACATTTGGCTCAATAAATAAGACAGACCAAATGCAGATTACTTGGAACTGGAATTTAAATTTTATTTAATAAATAAAATTAATTGAAAAATATATAAAATTATGCCAAATATTAATAATATTCCAGTTCCGTCTTATGAAGCCTTACAACCTTATCATTATATTTATGATAATTTGCCTATATCAGCTTTAATTAAAAGACAAGAAATTTTAAGCGATTCGGTTGATTTTAACACTAATGTTTTAGAAAACTCTATAGGTTCTAGGGTAGATTTAGCAGCAAGGCTAGATCAATCTTTAACTCCAAATGGTGATTTAAAATCAACTGCAATCGATATTGCTTTGCATAATATTGGCAGTCATGAAGATGGAATTTATAATGGAATTTCTTATGTAAGAATGAAGCTAGATGAAAGAGAAAAATTAGCTCAAATACAAGATGGGGCAAATTATTTATCTCTTAATATAAATGTTCCAACTATTAGCAATGGCATATTTTTTGATAATGGTATTTTACAACTTAATGATTCACAATCATTAAAATGGAGATTTGAAGCTCCAAATAATCTTACCGCAGATTTAAAATATCCTTTGGAAAGTGCTCACATTCACTATTATGGCGTTACTCCAAAGCCATCTTTTTTAAATCCCGATTATAAAAATTATTCAACAGGATTATCAAAACCAATAATGAACAACACATTAAGAGTTTTCATTAATGGCGTACAAATTTTTTCTGATTTTGAGGTTTTTGTTCCTCCTGCAAATCCAAATACTAATAATAAATGGCATAAAAATAAGTTTTCTTTAAATGGAGATTTAATTTCATTTCAGTTATTGAATTCCATATCACAATATGACATAATAAAAATAGATTTTGATGCTTCTTTAGCAGAATAAATTTAAATCAAAATCATCATACTGAGGTTTTTATTATGTATGAACCTAAAGATTTAGATGTTTCTATTGGCATTGTCACTACAGATATTAAATAAAAAATTATATCTACATTGTCGAGATGCATATGATGATTTTATTCAAATTATAAAAAAATATTAATAACAAATGATAAAAATATAAATTATTACAACCAAGGAGAAAATCATGATGTTTACGAAACAAAAAGCTATCAATTTTTAGAAAATTATGATTTGGCTATGAAATATTGCAGAACGGAATGGTGTTTTTTAATTAAAGCTGGAACTTATTTGACTAAAAACTTAATTAAAAAATTATCCATGTTCATATTTTCTGAAAAAGATATCATATTTCCAGTTAAAAATAGAATTTATGATTTTACAAAAAATCCTTTAAATGGTTTATTGATTAATAAAAACACTTATAATAAAGTAGGTATTTTTGGCAAAGATAATCCTGAAGACATAATTAAATTATTATGGGCAGCTGATGCGGTAAAATTTGGTTGTCAATTTAAGGCCATAGTTGGAATTAAAATTTAAAGGAAAAAATGGAACTAATTGAAAAAGCAAAAGAAATAATTAATAATGCGGATTTAAAAGAAAGGCATTCTTTTTTTCAACTTAATCATTTCATTATTGGAAAAGAACCAACAATACAATCCAAGCTATGGCAATGCATAAGAGAGATTAATTCTAGAGTAGAAACTTTGGAATCATATAAAGAAGAAATTTTAACCACAGAAGAAAATTTTGAAATATTAAATTTAAAAATTGAAAAATATAATGAATTTTTAAATAATAAAATATCAGATTACAAAAAGAAAGTATTAGAAATAAAATTAAAAAAATTAAAAAGAAATTATGAAAAGAAAGATTTTGTACTACAAAAATTAAATGACAAACTTAATAGCATAAACGAAGAATTAGATTTTTTCGTCAAAACCTTTATGGAAATTGAAAAGATTGAAAAGATTAAAAAGTTTGATGATTTAAAATCGCAGAATGAATATTGGTCTGCAAAACTTGGAAATGATTTAAATTTAAGGTTTTTACTTAACTTACCTACTGATATTGAGTTATGTAAAACAATTTTATCTTTGCCAGATAGTTCTGTAGTTAAAAAACAATTAACAAATGCATTAGACCAAATACAAAATAATATTGTAAATAACCAAGCTAAAGAAGTAAATAAATTGATGAAGCAATAATAAATAAATAAACAGGAACCTTATGTATTTCAAAAAAGTATCTTCTTATGATGAAAATTATCTGGCAGGCGATCTATCAGTTTTTCCAGCTTTGATAGATTCATCTACCACTTTGTACGAAGCAAGAAATTTATCTGAAACTAAGCTGCAAATAGGGTTAGGTTTAAATAGTACAATTATTAATTTGGAAGATGCAACTAATTTTCCTTCCCGTGGAATATTAAAGATAGGAAATCTTTCTTCAAAAGATGGAAACAGCGAATTAGTCTATTACTTTAAAAAAGAAGGTAATACAATTCGTGATATAATCAGAGGATTTCAAAATTCAAAAGCAACAATTTGGCCAAAAGGCACTTTAGTCACCTCTGGAGTTTTTGCAGAACATCATAATTCAATAAAAGATGCTGTATTAAAAATTGAAAACAAACTAGGAGAACAAGATTTTCCTGCCAACAATTCACTTAATAATTTGCTAAAAACATTAGAAAATGATATTTTAAGTCCTAAGCCAATATTTAGAGCATTTCCTATATTTGGCAAACCACCATTTACTGTAAAGTTTAAAAACTTCACCATAGGAAACAATAATAAATATTTCTGGGATTTTGGAGATAATACAACATCAATTGATGAATCGCCAGAACATACTTATATTCGTGAAGGAATATTTACAATTCAACTAAATGTTATTAATGAATTAGGTGGCCAAGGAATTGTTACTAAAAACAATTATATAAATTCAAATAATGAAAATGTAATACCATTATTTTATATTTTGCCAAGATTTGGTGGTATCTCAAGGAAAACAGCAGAGAAAAATAACACAAATCCTACAGAATATAAATTTATTGATCAAACTGATGGAAACATTATTAATAGATTTTTTGTTTTTGGAGATGGAAAAGATTTAACAATAAGCGATCCTAATATTCATGTAGTTAAGCATATTTATGATGAGCCAGGCGAATACAAACCATATATTCTTGACACATTTGAAACTCAAAATGTTAAAAAAGTATTTTTACAAGATACTTTAATAGTAGGTTAAAATGAGCATACCAGAACAAGTAAAAATTACCTATCCGCAAACTTTAGACTCTGAAACAAATTTATTTTTGGTAAAAGACTCTTTGAGGTTGCCACTTTTAATTGATTACAATCCAAAAGATCCAGCTATTTATGCTAATGCAACAATTGATGAAATGGCCTTGTTTCCTCCAAGTGGCATAATAACATTAACAGAACAATGTTCAGATTTAGATGAAAGAGCAATAAGTTTTTACTATGCATCAAAAAATGATAACGATCAATCATTTAACAACATTCAGTTATTAGATGGATTTCCAGATGTAAAGAAAATAGCAAAAGTAACGAACATTACACTAAATGTAGTTGCAGAACATCATAACAATA